TATATTGTGACAGCTGTGCCTACAGTAGCATGTCTTAAAAATCCACTTGCTCCACTATTTTCTCCTTCAATATGAGTTGGAACTGAAAGAACAGTATCCACATTGACAGAAAGATCTGTGTTAATTTCTAAATCAAAGAGTGACAAATCCCATACATTTGTATTTGGCGCAGCAGAATCATAAGCACCAGACTCAAGAGCAAAATCATAAATTCTTGCAAGACCTATTTCTTTACCAGCAGCAACTGTTGCAGCAGTACCAACTCTTTGATCTCTTAAAGAAATAGTGTTTGTAGTGTTAAATCCAATTGGAGCACTTCCAAATACGTTATTAACTGCAAAAGTTGGAACAAAATTAAAGTTTAAACCTTGATTTATAATTTTTTTAGTTGTTCTTGGTTTTATAACATCAACTAATTTTGTAGAAAGAAGATCTACATCATAACCTCTCACATATGCTTTTCCAGGAGAGACCTGATATATCATCAAAGATTCACTTGGAGTATTTCCAGATTGTGTTGCTTGATTTGATTTATAGATTCCTCTATTTCCTTGTAAATTATTAAGACTTTCCTTTATTTTAGTTGTAAATTCTTTTATATAATAATGACCAGACTCTTCAAAAGTTCTTTGTGCTAATTCAGCACCAAGTGTTGAATATCTTGTTGAAGTTGTTGTATTGCTTCTTAAGAATCCATTAGATACCTCAGCAATTTGAACAAATCCTTGAGTATCATAATCACTAGGTGTTTTTTTAACAAGTGATGCAGTAATTTTTAATCTATCTGCACCTGGTGCTGTGTAATTGTTGAATCCACTTGCATTATCATAAAGTTGAGGATCATCATCTGCACTAACTGTCTCTTCATTGATTTGAAAACCAATTCTATAACTTGAAGTTGTAGAATATTGATCAAGAATCAAAATTTGGTTTGAAACTGTTACAAAATTCCCTCTTAGATAGTATATTCCTGTGCTTAAAGTAAACGCTGTTCCAGTCTGAGCAGCACTATTTGTTATTGTATTGGCAAAACCTTCATTTGCTGCAATAAATGTTGTAGAAAATGCAATTGCTGTATCAATAGTTAATACTTCATCATCAAAAAATTCTCTTCTTGAAGTTCCATCAGAACTTGAATTTTCATAATTTACATAAAGTGTATATGTTCCTTTATCAGACTGAGCATTAGTAATGGTTGTAACTACTTTTGCTGTTATTCCTGATGTCCTTCCAGTTATTTTTTTACCAACTAATTGGTCAATATATAATGAAACTGGAATACCCAAAAATTCAGATTGAATCTGAATGCAAGAAAAATCAGATTCATAAGATGTATTGCCAGGAATTACTACAGAACCTTCTGTAAAAAGGTTATCCGCCATACTTTCAACCTGCCCCTGCAGGATTGACTGAAGAGTGTTTAGTTCTCTTGCTTGAACAGGGTATGCTGGTTTAAAAAGTACTTTATTGTAGTTGTTTGTTGCGTCAAAGTCGTCAAAATAAGGGGCAACGTTGAGATTAGTTTCCTGTGGCATAATTCTTTAGAATTGCAAAATGATTTTGACGTCTTCTTTTTGTGATGATGACCTAGTTATACCAGGTCTATTATCTACATAGATGATGTTGCCCGAATATTGTTTTGATTCAGGTTGAGCAACACCTTGAACAAACTCTTGTCCAAGATTATATGTCTTATTATTTATTATGGTAGTTATACCTGAAAATGATGTTCCTATCTGCAAAGTGGCAGATCCTCCCAAAATATCAACATTACCATTAAATGCTTTAGCATTACCATCAAATTTTAAACATTCAAATCCATATTCAGGAGATGAATTTTGTGTTCCATCACTATTAAATCCAACATTTGTTCTATCTTGCCAATATTTAAGAACACCAGTGGTTTGATCATATGAAACTACTCTTCCAATTGCTGTTGATCCAACACCAACTTTTTGTGTGATTTCTGCGTCTGATGTAAAAGTTACAGAACTATAACCAGTTCCAGTAAGTCTTAATGCATAAGTAGCTGCTGCTTTATCTGATGTTAATAGACTGGATGAAGCATATTGTTGTGGATTTTCAACCAGTCCAACTCTTGCAAATTCATTTCCAGTTATAAAATCTGGATTTTCAGTGTCATTTTCAAATCTTGAATAAGTAAGAACATTAAATGCTCCCAATTCACTGTAAATGTCAAAACCATGTCCACCAGTAGGAGGGATAATTACATTAAAAACTGGTGCAGTTGATCCAGTTGGGATACCACCTCCAACATAATCAACTGTTCCATAAGTATAACCAGAACCACCATTTGTAATTGAAATAGATTCAATCTTTGAATCAGCATTAACAACTATAGTTGCTTTTGCTCCTCTACCATCACCTTTGATAGGCACATTAGTGTAAGTATTAGCATTCCCTAAACCAGCACCTCTATTTCTAATTGTGCAAATTTTAAGTTGACCACTAGAGGAAGCATTTTGCTTCATTACACCAGTATCAGTGGTATTTCCCCAATCATTAGGTACTGGAATATAGTTTGTAGAATCAAATTTTACTGCATCACTTGGTTTTATAGTATAAAGATATTTCCAAATATATCCATCACCACTTGATCCTGCTGCTCTTGGCTCCAAATCAGTAAATAGGGGTTCATCAAGTGAAGGACTTCCTTTAAAGTCATTCTCAGGTAATGCATTATTATTAAGACAACAATATACTCTGTAATCACTGTTTATTACATAATAATTTGATGAATAGATATTAAATGAACCTGATGGTTGTGAGGGATTTGACCTTGTTATGTCATTTCTCCACATATCATACAAATTACCTGATCTCCAGGTATTTTTTTTAACAACCTGTGTTACATCTGTTGAAGATATTTTCTTCAACGCAATCATAGTATCCCAATAATCATTTGATTGATCTAAACTATCTTTGGGAGAAGGTGGATCATTATTCCAGGTTGAAAGATAGTCTGTTGGATTAGGAAGTCCAATAAACGTATAATATGAATTTGTACTTGTTTGAACACCAGATACAAAATTCTTGGCATTTAATATACGAAGTTGATCAGTTATAATCGCAGCCATTTTATTAGGACTTTAGGAATAGTTTTTAAATTTCAATGGAACTGTTCTTTGAACAAGACCAGAAGTAGAGATACCAGTGACACCATTCTCTCCAAAGAAATCAAAACTTGTAGGTTCAACTCTTTCACCAAATTCCAATTTACCCCAACTGTAATTACCTAAGAAATAACCACTAGTATGAGCAATACCAGAACCATATCCATCAACATTACAAGTAATTCTTACAACAGATGTTGAATATCCAACCAATTGAACAACTGTTGTGATGCCTGAAGCAACTTCATATACACAATCAAGTGCTGTGGTAGCAACTCCAACATTTGAAGCAAATGTTCCACCAATTGAGATGAATGTATCTTTGATTACTATGTGATCACCTGCAGTAACTCCAGAAATTGTTATTCCAGTCCCTACAAGAGAACTATTTCTCATAAATGAATCAACTGGAATAAATGTATCAAAAAATAGTTGTTTTTGTGAACCAACACTAGTGCTTCCTAGACCAACAATTATTCCATAATCACCTTTATAATCTGTAATTGAAATTTCTTCTTTAGAAATTTTGGGAGGTTGAATCATCACAAGTGGAGGTGTGTTATAATCTGTTCCCATCCCAGTGATAGTGACACCAGTTACAACACCACCAGTCACAGTAGCAACTCCTATTGCTTGTGATGTTGTAATTCCACTAGGTGCAGCAATTGTAACTGTTGGTATGAAATCATATCCAGAACCACCAGAAGTAACATTAATAGATGAAACAGTTCCTGCTGTTGAAACAATTGCAGTTCCTGCTGCAGATACTGTTGGTTTTTGGGATATTAATGTAACTTTATTTTGGAAAGATCTCAAAGTAGACTCATTATTTGCATCAAATAGAGGTCTTACGTTATCAACATAGGTAAATGTTGTGCTTATACTAACTGCTTTAGTAAGGAATGATGCAGGGTAAATACTTGGTTCATATTTTTCTCTATCCTTTCCAATAAATTGACCATTTATAACCTTATCAACCTTTTGTCTACACCATGTAACTGGTCTAGAGACTGTTTGATCAATTGAAATACCAGGACCAGGATATTGATTAGTTTTTACACTATCAAGTGTAGTAATTCCAGTAACAACTCTTATATCCTCATCAAGAGTAATAGGTTGTCCCAATTCCACATTGTGGTTAATATCAAGTGTGTCACCTGGTTTTACAGTTTCAAGAATCTCAGTAAATTGAACATCAATATCACCTGCACCTGTAGATAAAGTAGGGGCTGTATTTCCTGCCCATCTAACTGTTACGCTATTAGTATTATCAGGCCATGCAATAGTTCTGTTTCCTGTACTATCTTGAGTGACTTTCATAATAAACGAAGAAGCATAGCCTGAAGTTGCATGGTTAGACCAGTTAAAGGTGCTTATATCGTGTGCGATTGTAAGCGTAAAAACACTTCCATCTCTCACATTTAAAGCTGCTGTTGCGGCTGATGTTATAACTGTAGATTCTTCTGTAATTGCATTATCAAACTTTGTAACACCATTAGCATCTGAGGTAACTACTTTGCTGGCTTCTGATGTGCCAAGTGTTGTTACATCAAGATAATTAATCTCTGCTGTAGTAGCTGTCACTCCATCTAGTTTATTTATCTCTGCTGCTGTAGAGGTTATAGTTGTACCAGCTATTGAAATAGCATCTGCTTCAACTGTTCCATCAAAGTACGCATCTTTAAACTCTAAAGCATCTGTACCTAAATCAAGTATTGCATTACTTCCGGGTGTTAATGCTCCATCAGTCAGTATTAATTGTTTTTCATTACCAGCATAAAAATTAATTGTATCTGCTGTTTCAAAATCAATCTTTGTTTCATCATCTTCACCAATCTTGATGTCAGTAGCTAATAGTGAAGTAATACCTGTTTGTGCTGCTCCTAGTACAAAATCTAAAGTATTATCAGAATCATCATAAGTAACTGCAATACCAGTTTCTGTATTAGAACCTACCATTGCTCCAATCGTGTCTGATATTGTTTCAGCTAAAGTTGTACCATTAACTGTAATTGCATCTGCTTCTAGTGTGCCATCTATATCTACATCACCAGATATATCTAAATCTACAGCAGCAATGTTTCCTGAAACTGTTAGATTTCCTCCAGAGCTTAAAGACATTTTTTCTGCTGCAGCTTCAGAGGCTGCAACTTTAAAACTTAGCTTTGTAGCATTAGCTGAAGCACTAAAGTCTCCTTCAGATACTGCTTCTATACCTGCTGCTACTAATATTGCATCTGTACCTGTTCCTTCATCAGGAGCCTGAAAATCTATTTTTCCAAGTACATCATTAGCAGCTATATCTGTTTCACCTGTTTGTAAGGTTAATGAAACAGGTTTATCGTCTGCAGTAGCAGTATGTTTAAGTATTAATCCTTTATCTGCACTATGTATAAGTTTTACTTCTTGGTCATTACCAAAGAAAATTACACTAGAGTCTGCAAGATAAATATCAGAAAACTCTGCAGAAGCAGTACCTAATGTTGCTCCATCTGCACTAGCAGGAACAATAGAAGTCCCTACTGTTGCTGTATTTAAAACAGGACTTGTAAGAGTTTTATTAGTTAATGTATCTGTAGATACAAGAGATACTAAAGTAGAACTACTTCCAGCAGGGAGTAACATTGTGTTAGTAACTGCTGCTGAATGTGGTTGAGATTGAATTATTTGACCATGACTATTGCTTTCACAATTAAGCTGAATAGCTCCAGCGTTAGTATTACCTCTAATTGTTACATGGCCTGTTCCTTTAGCCTCAATATCTAAATCAATATTAGAGTCGCCACCTGTAGCTGATAGCTTGGGTGGATTGCCAGTTGCAGCATTAGTAATATCAAATTGATTAACTGCTGAACTAGTAGTTTGAAATATTATTTGCTCATTGCCATTTTCATCACCTATAAAATGAGCATCATCAATTAAAATATTATGGCTATTAGTATCTAGATTCCCACCTAACTGAGGTGAAGTATCTTCTACTACATTAGAAAGCGCACTAGAGGTAGCTAGTCCTGAAACTAATGTACTTCTTGCTATTTTCTTTAAACCTCCTCCAGAGGTATCTACTGCTAGTAAAACATCATCATTAGCTACTGAAGATATTTCAGATAAAGATCCAACTGCTGTAGGATTAAAGTTAGTACCATCAGCAATAAGAAGCATACCTGAAGTATTAGTTCCCATTACTAAATCATCGCCACTAATCGTTAGATCACCAGTAACAGTTAAATTAGCACCAACTACTGCATTCTGTGAGGCATCTAATGTAAAAGCAGTTGTGCCTCCTGTAGTTATAGTAATAACATCAGAGCCACTAAATGCAATAGAGGTATTAGTGTCTCCATCTCCTGCAATACTATCTAGTTGAATAGAACCTACATTAGTAATGTTATTGTCATTAAAAGAAGTAGCCCCTAACGATATAGTGCCTGTTGCTGTTAGGTTAGAAGAACCTATATCTATTGCACCAAAACCAGATGTAATAGATCCTGCATTTAAAGCACCTACAGTAGTTAGGTTTGTACCTGTATCTAAAGCAGCTTCAAAGTAAGTTTCAAAGTCAGTCAGTGCTACCTGCTTCATTGTGCCGTTATCATTAACGACTACACGATCAGCATCTGCAAGAGTAGTTGAACTAGCAGAAGTATCGCCATCCATTACATTTAATTCAGTAGCAGTAGACGTTACTCCATCAAGTATGTTGAGTTCAGCAGCAGTAGATGTAACACCATCTAAAATATTAATTTCTGCTGCAGTAGATGTAATAGCAGTACCATTAAGACTAATAGTATCTAGGTAAGCTGTACCATCAAGATATAAATCTTTAAATTCTAATGAGCTTGTACCGAGATCAATATCATTATCTGTAACAGGTACGATTGCTCCATCTTGTATTCTTATTTGTTCTACTGCGCTACTAGATACCTCTACATAAATACCCCATCTATTATTAGTGCTATCAACTTCAATTTTATTTAAAAAATCAAGATCACCAATTTTACCTATATTACCGCCTTGAGCTGCTGATCCATCATGCCTATGTCCTGTTGCAGAAGCATCACTAGATGAATAAGCAAAAGCATTTAATAATTGGTTATATTCATTATTAAATAATGCGGCTGTAATCGTATCTCCATCAGAAATCGTACTTTGTCTTGTATATGTGTAAGCCATTTATTATTTCCTACCTGCTGGCATATAATCTATATAAAAGCCATTAATTGAGTAAGGTGATCTTTGGTCATCACTTTTAAGTCTAAAAGCTACTGTGTTTCCTGTTCCCTCTACTGCTTGCCTAACTAAAGGATTTTCTGCTGCTCCAAATTCAGACTCTCCAAACGTAGCACTTCCAAATGTAGCAGGTAAAGGAATCTGAGTTAATGTATAAGTAGGAGGTTGAGGAGTTGTAGCACTTTCAAAATCATATTTAACTTGTAACTCTGGTTGTACAGTACCTTCAGGAGTAACAGACACTTTTACATACTTAATAGTTTTTCTTGTACCTATATCTCCAAAATCTAAATCAGGTGTATAGTATTGAGCCTCTACATTAGAGGCACTACCTGCAGGATTAAATATATTACCTGTATCATGGTTATAGATATATCCTGCATTATCTCCATGATATAGCTGTTCGACACCATCTTTATCTAAACCAGAAGCAAAACCAGTAGCTTGAATGCCTTTAGTTTCTGACCATTCAAACCCATTAGGAGTAAGTGTTCCTATAACACCTTTAGAAACTGAAGAACTTTGAGTTGTGTTTGTATAAAATAATCTATATTGAGATTTACTTCTAAGCACTCCACTTGTAATAACAAAATTATTAATACCATCTGCAATAACAGTAGTTATCTTTTGTATTTGTCTACTAACAGAACTTAACTCTACGTCACCAATTCTTGCTGTACCTGCAACTGTACGAATACCATCAGGACTAAGAAATAAAAGGTCACCTCCTATTTCTTGAATACTTTGCCCATCTAAACACCCTACATTTTTTGTCACTGGTACGATTGCAATATTATCGCTATCACTAATGTTAATTAATTTAAATATACTGTTTTTACAAAATATAATCAGATCACTACGAAAACTGGCTAGTCCTACAATAGAGTCTGTTAGTTGTATACTTCCTGCACCTGACCCACTAAAAGAATCAGGATCAAGGCTAGAACTAAAAAATATTTTATTCTTAGCTGTAGGCGCACCTCCTACAACAAAATGATTTTCATGTATTACTCCCACAGTAGGAGCTGTAGTGCTATCAACTGTAATTTCACCTGCAAAAAAAGTCCTATCTGATAAACCTCCAGTGCCTGTCATTTTAAAAAAGAAAGGTTTATTGGCTCCATCACAGATTAATACTTCACCATAATCAGACGTACCTTCAAACAAAGCAAAGCTACATTGACCTTGACTTGTTCTAGCATCATTAGATCTTCCACTAAAGGTACTAAAGTTATCCCCACTTCCTGAAACACTTGCTTTATTTATTTGTAAATAGCTAGTTCCATCTTGACTAAAAAATATACCTGTCCCTGAACAAACAATTAATCCATCTGCATAAACAAACATACCTAGTATTCTATTACTTGAATTAGGTCTAACTGAAGATCCTCCACCAAATAGTGTAAAACCATTAATGCGTCTGTAACCACCATCAGGATCTACTTCAAAGTTAAGTAACTCTGTAGCAACTCCGGGTTGTCGCATAATTTCAAGTTGATTTAAATTTACATTTAAACCACCTCTACAAGCTAGGGCAAAAGGCTGAGACATTAGGAGAATGTCACTCTATCATCAGTAAAGTATCCGGGTGCAGACTCTGTAAGGTTTAGCTTCATTAAACGCAAACCTCTTTTATAGTCTTCTAATGCAAATGCTGCTGCTTGAGGATTTTCTTTAAATTGATGAACGTAGTATCTAGCTCTAGCTAGTAATACAGTTTTATAAACTGTAGGAAATACTAACTGATCACCATGAGCTGATAGTTCTGTAGGTAAGTTATAAGCATAGAACCAAACACGATATACTTTATCTGGTATAGGACTTAAACCAAACTTTCTATTATCAGGACTTTTAATAACTCTATCAGGTACTCCATAATTTTGAGTATCTGCATCATCTTGATTTTGAGATATTCTAAAATAATCTTTCCATTCTTCAGTAGTAGTAAATCGTAAATTACGAATAGTAAAAGGAGCAGATTCTCCTGAAACACCTACTGTTGTTAATAAAAAATTATCATAATCTATCGAACCATAGTCAGTAGTAATTGCAGAACTATCACTTTTAAGTAAATACCATCTTGTGCCAGCTACAGTTTCTACATATACATTTCCATACATAGGATCAGTAGCACCACTAAGCGCAGTAGCTAAGAAAGGCCATTGAGGTTCTTCATTCACAATATCAAGATAAGCTCTATTAATACTGTCTTTGACATGAGCTTGTACACCTATAGCACTAGAAAACGTAGAACTACTTAATGTAACTTCATTAAGTTCTCTTAGTAGATCATTGCAAAGATTAAGATAAGTTTCAGCCATAATTATTTCTTATGAGTCTTTTGAATAGGAAAGTTTACAGACAAACTAGCACCTTTATGAGCTACAAACTTACCAGTATGTTTCATTAACTTATAACCACCATTCTTTTGTTTCATCCAATGATAGCCTTTAGGAGCATCTACTTTCATGCGCTAGGGTCTTTTAATTTACGACCTTGTGAGCTTTCAGTAACAGTCATAGCTGCACATTTCTTTGCCATGTCTCCTACAGAAGCATAGCCACCAGCACCATACATTGCTCTACCGCCACCCATCATCTTAGCTTTACTGCCATACATTTTCTTTTGACGATTCATACCGCCATACATCATTTTCTTTTTACCGCCATGCTTCATAATTAATCCTTACTATTTTTAGATTTAGAATTAAAAATTTTATCGTAATTATTTGAGTATCTTTTACGATCTTCATTTTTAAGAAAACGTCCTCTTATCTTAGAGGTACGTCTTGCACTCATTCTTATAGGATCTTTTTCACTTCCTAGTTGAGCCATAACTTGTCCTATTAAAATGAGGAGCTGCAGAAACAACTCCCCATATTTTAATATTAGTCGATGCCGTAGAAGGCAGAAACTAATGCTTCACCACGCAGTACCTTGGCTCCGTATACGTGTAATCCACGTACAATGTCACCAAAGCTATCAGGATCACGCAATACTTCTGTATTGGTGATTGTCTGAGCAGTTGCAGTAGATGAAATATGTCCAGCAAGACATTTACCAGCAGCATTAGTAGTGTCGGCAATGTTGTTACTCTTATACATATTAAATCCACGCAGTAGTCCAGATGACACTAGGCCATTCCTAATAGAACCTTGTCCTGCGTTATAGTCGACAGAAAGTAGTTTGGAAGAACTTGAAGCCAATACTTCATAGAAGTCTGGACTTGCAAGGAACCATCTACCTTCTTCAGGTACATTCTGCTCATCAAGCAGACGAGCCATATGACCAAGGACATCAATAGGATCATGCTCACCTGAAGCAAATCCAATGTCTAAGTTACCAGTACCATCAAAAGTACCAGCAGCCAAGTCAGTAGCATTATCAGAACCTAATATATGATTAGGGCTTGATGCAGATACACCTGAGAACATACTAGCTATTACACCTGAATCAAACGCATCACGCAGAGCATAAGCAGCAGATGAAGTTGCTACGTCTCTAAAGTTTACGTGAGACATATTTGTTTCAATGTCATCAACAATAAACTTAAAGGCGTTAGCAATATCAATAATTAACGTAACTTCTTGGTCAGTTAATTTAGTTGCTGTTATAGTCTGTCCTCTTTCGTATTGATCTACTGTAATAGTAGGTTCTTTAATTATTCTTACTGTGTCACCAAACGATGCTATTTCACCAGCATAGTCAGTATTGGTTATAGCTTCCGCTACAGATGCTTTACGAAAAAAGTTTAGAACCTGTTTGGAATAAACCTTGGGTAAGAAAAATGAGTTATTTTGACCTGATACAGAGTTACCAAAGTTAGCATTGGTATCCGTACTGGGTTCAAAAAACTGATCACTTGTGTTTGAAGCCATGTTATGTTTCTCCTAAGAAAAGAATTATCCTTTACGAATTCTTCCCTCTGACTGTGCTAGTCTGATCTCATCTTCATATTTGTCGAATTGATCAAGGGACATCTTCGCAATTTCATTTTCAGTCCATATTTTTGCCTGTCTGGGTTCTACATTAGTTGTTTTAGTAGAAACCATATCAGCAGCAGAAGTTTGACTTCCTGCATTAACTGGACTTCTTTGAGGTCTAGAGTTCTGTCTTATACCAGAGTCTGACTTATAAAGATCAAGAGCTTTGACGGCTAATCCAACATTATTAGGATTGTTATATATCCAATCTTGTATTTGTACTGGCTGATCCTCTGCCCATTGATGAAAATCATCAGAGTTTCTTATTTCAGAAAAATCTGGATGTCTTTCTTGTAAAGCAGTTTGAGCTTCTCTATGGGCTATTTCTAACTCTCTTTGCTCAAGAGCTGAGAGTTTTTCATTAACACCATCGAGTCTTAACTCAACTTGTTTACTGGCAATAGTTTCAACTGTATCAGCTAGATCAGTATATTTATCCCTAAAGTTTTCTAACTCTTCATCAGATTTTGGAGCTTCATATACAACCTCTTCAGGTTGCATTTGAGCTTTTAACTCTTCTATCTGTTGTTTATGTGTAGAAACTTTAGAATCATAATGTTTTTTTAAATCGTCATATCTTTTCTTATAGTTAGTATCTTTAGAAGTTTGAGGGGCCGATTTTTGTCGGGTAGCCTTTTTAGGTTCAGGGTTTTCTTCTTCATAATATACTTCATCAGCAGCAGCCATACGTTTACCATCTGACTCATGCCAAGGTTTTCTCATATTATAAGGATTAGGAACCCTTTCCTCTTCTATTGTATCTGTTTCAGACATTACTCTTTCCTTTTCTAAGGGGCTTGTTTTCTTGCAAGGTAGCCAATTCTAAACGTCTAAAGAATTCGGGGCTTGTGTATACAAGGTAGCCTTATTTTAATTTCCACCTAATAAGCTAGGCGCACGATTAGCTCTCAACATATTTTTCTTTATTTCATCTTGAGCTATTTTTTCATAAGCTAAAGGATCTTCATCTTTTTGCTTATACATCATGCCACCTTCTTGTTTAGGTGATCTCATCATACCGCCATCATAGGCACGTTCAGCATCATCCATCATTGTTTGGAGATTACCTGCACCCATTTGATCGGTAGCTTTTTTGGTGAATACAAACTCGCCATCTGACAATCTGGCAGGTATTGAGTCTGACACACCTGTTCCTGGGCCTTCAACTTCTCCAGCACCAGTAAACTCAGAAGCAGTCATTACAACTTTATCAAGTATTTGACTTAACTTTGGATCTGCTTCTAATGCTTTTGATAAATAATCTTGCTCTTGGTCATCTAAAGATTGATCAAAAACAAAACTTAAATACTCTTCTTCCATCTCTGCATCAGGTAATTGTGATGCTTCTGCTGCAGCCATTTCTTCAGGCGGTATATTAGGATAGGTATCTACAGGCATATCATCTTCCATACCCATCATCTCTGATGGCATTGCCATATCCTCCATTGCACCACCTTCCTGCTTTGCCATTCTTTCATCTCTAGCTTTAGTTAATTCTTCGCCAGTAATAGATATTTTTTTATTATCATCATTTATCTTTTCCATCAGCTTTTTATAATCTTCTTGAATTTCTATATCATTTTGTTTTAATTTTCTTGTAATACTTCTATCAAGCTGAAGATCTAAATATCTTTCATAAGATTTTATTGTGGGATCTTTATCAATAAGATTTACTTTGGCTGATAATAAATCTTCTGCTGTTTCTCCTTTTTTCTTTAGAACATTTTTTTCTTTATTTGCTATTCGGTTTTTTATGTTTTGAGGAGCATCTTCAAAAATATCACTAATATTCTTTAATTTTTTTTGAAATTTTTCTTCAGGAGAAGGTAAAACTTTAGAAAGAAGTTTTTCACCTCCTTTCATTAAAAGAGATCCAAATCTTTTAGGCTCTCTATCCTTTCTTAACTTATCAAAGTCTGCACCTGATATTCTGCCATCATTATTAGCATCTAGTTTAGTTTGATTACCCACTAATTTCTTAGTCATAAGATAGTAAACTCCCCATAGCCTTAGTATTTCTAGTGTAAGTTACTCCCGGCATTTCAGATGCAATAGCTACTTTGTATTCTTTACCTTTGAAAGTAAATTCCTCTTCACCTGCTTTCTGAGCTTTAGAAAAAGCTTTTTCAAAATCAGTTAGTTCTTTTTGAGTAGGATTATCATCATCCATATACATATTGTATAAAGCTGCACCTGTTAAGGTTGCACCACCTGTTAATAAAGAACCAATGCCAATACCAGCTAATCCATATTTACCTTGAGCTTCTCTAGTAGCTCTAGTTTTAGTTCCGGGGCCACCTATATTTGCACCTACATCCTGTAAAGCAGTCCTTGGATTAGTTAAAGCTCTGTAAGTCATTTTAAGATCTTCAGCAAGATTTACTGCTTGACCACCTCCAGCTTCTCTAGCATAAATTCTCTCTATAGCTGCTATTTCTGAATTTTTTAAACCTGTTGCATCTGATATTGCATTAAATACATCTTTCTTTTTAGCACCAGCATCAATAGATTCTTCAATTACATTATGTATATCGTCAGCTTTTGTAGATACTTCTTCAGCTTCTTCAGGCTTAAGTTTTTTAACTACAGTTCTTAATAGTCCACCAATTCTAAAGTTTTCTCTAGACTCTCTTGCAGGAAACATCTCTGATCTATCATTAGCTTCCATAAATTTTTGTATAGATTCTTCAATAGCTTCTATATCATTAGTAGGTTCTTTAGATTCAAAGCCTTTAATTTCTTGTTTATCTAATAAAGATAATAATTCAGGTGTAAGATCTTCTCTTGTAAATCCTTTAACCATACTACCTTCTCTTTTAGAATCTCTATCAGTAGACTTTAATTGAGTCATTTCTTCTAAACGTCTTTTAGCTACTGCTGCGATTCTTTCATTCTCACTATCTTCGTAAGGCTTTAAATCGCCTCCATAGTCTACAACTTCATTCTCTACCCCTTTCATAAAGTCTCTTAGGTCTTTAGGAGTATTTAATTTTGTTTCCATGTACTCTATAAGGTTATCTGCATTACCTGCATTTTCCCAAAATCTTCCAGCATCTTCAGGATCAAATGTAAAGAAAGCATCAGTATCAACATCAGAAACAGACACGCCTGATTCATCATAGGGATTGAAACCAATTTCATCATAATATTCTTCTTCAGTTATATTTCTACCTTCAAGATAATCTTTAAACTCATCATCATCCATTTCATTTGGATCTTTAGAAGGTTTAGATAACATAGAAGGGCCAGTTATATCGTCTATATCATCTGACATCTTATTAGTTGTCTTGTCCTCTAGATCATCTGCCATACCCTTTCTAAAATCTTTAGCGTCTTTTTCATCTTTAAAATCTAAAAGAGAACGTACTTTGCCACTAAGTTTTACTATTGCTTTACGTTTCTTACTCATTCATCTTTTCCTTTACGCTATCCTTCAACTGCTCTAGGCGTACCAGCAAACTCGCTTTCCCCTGACTGCGGTACATTTCCTGTTCCGATGTTGCCGTCACCAGTACCTGTAACTCCAGCTCCTTGAGCTTCAGGAGGTACTCCTTCAGGGGTTCCCATAACTCCGGGTTGTTGACTATCGGGGCCAACTTCCTCGCCAGTTGCTTGTCCAGCATTTTGCATTCCTATGATTTTAGCCATTAGTGCAGCCTCTTCAGGATCATTCATTAGCTCATCAGGATCTAGATCTAAACTTATAGCTAGTTCACTAACAAGCTTGTTGATTCTAATAAAGGGTGCAACTGCAGGATTTTGTATAGTTTGTAAAAATGTAGTTAGTCTTTGACTGCGTACTTCTTTTTGCATCAAACTACTTGTACCTGTAGCTTTAACTTCAAGATCTCCATTAACATCAAGCTTACCTTCTAGAAATTGCATATTCCACTGAAAGTAAGAATCTCCTAAAGGCTTTAATAAAAAGTCATCAAGATTTTTAATAACTGTTTTTATATTTAAACTAGCAGCTCCTAATAACATTGACATCCCTGAAGCAGTACGAGTCATACTCTGTACACCTGTCATGCCATGTGAGTAACTAGGAATACCTGTTTGTTCATCTGCAAGCTGTCTAAATTTGTCAAACATCATCATGTTTTCTGTTGATGTATTAGGAAACTTCAATCCATTAATAGCTTGACCGGGAACGCCAGTTTGTCTTCTAAATATCTTACCCGGATATATCTCCATAGACTGTCCACCAACTAATGCAGTTTCATCTACATCAAATACAAGTGAACCAGATAGAGCTAAATTATCTATAGCCATACGTGCATGACCATTCATAATTTTTTGAGAATCATCCATGTTCTCAGCAATACCTATGCCAAAAAAACTATATGGATTTCTTTCATAGGGAAAAGCATGGTAGGGTAATCTAAAAGGTGCAAAAGGATTAACAACAGCTCTTAATAACTGACCATTACACATCCAAGCATTAATCTGTACTTCATCAAGATCATCTACAGATTCATCTAATTCCATGCCAACTTGTCGAGCATATTCAGCATCCATAACACCCC